AAATTGCGGTTAAGTGTTACAGCTGTAACGTGGTCTGATAGATCGACGGAATTAACCTTCACGCCGACGTTATTGGTCATGAATACTGCCATGAGATTATTCCTCGTCTTTCTTAGTAGTTACTGGCTTTGATGGTGCTACCTGCCCGATTTTGATCAGGAAGGCTTCTTGCTCTTTTTCCCACTCGGACATTTTAGCTCCAACTCGTTAGGACTGAGATATTGATATTGCAAGTTAGTAGATCACCTGAAACGGCATTAAGTACGGCTGGAGCCGATACTTCTGTGACGTTATAGGTATAGGTCGATGCAGCGAGCAGGTTGAAAACCCGGACGATGTTATCTTCCATCCCGTTAAGGTTGCCTTCATTATCAAGCAAGGGAACCATGACGGAAATTACGAAATTGGCCATTGGTGAGATCGATGCATGCCATCCGTTGGATGGCGAGATGTAAGGATCTGCAGGCGCAACTATTACGCTATTGGCAATAGGTGTTGCAGGTGGAAATGAGAAAACTGAATACTTTGTGTTGTCAGTCAGAGCTGAGGCAATGCCTGCGCGGAGTGTTGATATGGCGGCCATTAGCCCACCATCGATCTCGGATCAAGATATGGAGCAAGCAGGCCTCGGACTCTGGCGAGGAGTGTGTTACCCATCCGATAAGGGCTTGGCTGATAACCATCGATGGTGACGCCGCCGCTTGATGGGGCTTGGCGAGACTGCCAGATGTCAATCGAAATCATGAGAGATGCTTCTTGGATCGCTGCGATTGCTGTGTAATCTGTGTAAGTCTCAGCTGCGGCGATTCCGTAAGGTGCGACTACATGATAAGGATTATTGTTTCCAGCGGTGATTGTAATTGTAAATGAATACTCGCTGACACCCGTGATTGTTTTTGATCCATTATATCGGCTACCTGCGCCACTGATAGTGACTGTTTGGCCTACATAAAAGACTTCATTAATTACATTATCAAAGTAGAGAGTTCCGACTGTTCCGTTGCTTGAATGAGCAACGATGGACTGTTCGTTTTTCCATAGAAAGGGCAATAGGACGTTATCTGCCGCGTCGCATACTTCTTGCAGGGTTGCGTCGGCGTAGAGACTGCCTACGCCTAGCGCTGTGCGAAGTTCTGCAATTGTTGTCAGACTCATACTATTATCCTTTCTAAAGACTCGAGGGGCAGAAGGGCACTGCCCCTCGAGCGACTTAGGGTATTGCTTATGTTAGGTTGAAGCGACGAACGCCCTTACCTGACTTACCAACGTAAATTGCGAGGTAGCCGTAAAGTGCGATCTGGATTTGACCTGTACCGAGCAAGTTAACACGAAGCTCTGTAGCTGGTGACTCCCATGTGTAAACTGATCCCGGAGCAACCAAGAACGCTGAATCATCGATAACGCCAGCTGTTGTGATGTTGTGATCTACGATGAGGTTGGCACCAAGAACGTTGCCGACTGTTGATCCCTGTGATACCGCACCTGCCGCATTTTGTGGCTGTGCCGCTGCGTATAGAGGACGCTTGTTATCATCGGCGTAACCCATGATTGCAGCCCACTGATCAGTAGAAGCAACAAGCTGAGTAGCGTAATCGCCACCAGTTCCCTTGTATGCTGCTGCTGATTCTGTAGCGATGAATGACTGAAGACCAGCCGCTGTTGCTGCTACTGATGTTGCAACAGTTCCAGATGAAGCAAATGCTGAGAGAAGTGCTGTATCTGTTGCTTTCTCATAAGCCTTGCGAAGTTCTGCCATAAGGAGTTCCATGAATGCAGGAGATGATCGGTCGATGAGCTCAAATGAGACCTCATTGAGACCTGAATACTTCTGGATTGAAACTGTGTCGTAAACTGAGGTCATGCCTGTCTCAGATGTTGATGCGCCTTCGTTAACGGCTGCAACTGTTGGTGCAACGTTAGCTGTAGATGCGTTTGTGTAAAGACGTGGAATTGTAAATGACATTCCAGTAATTCCTGCAAGTGATCCACGGGTTACAGCGTTAAATGCTGGGCGACCTGAGAATGTATCTGTCAAGAATGTGTTGAGGTGTGAAGGTAGTGTTAGACCTGTGTTTGTTGATGTTGAATCATCAGCTGCGCGAAGGGTACGACGAGCTTCGTCATCTCCCATTGCTGCCTTGATGCTTGCATCGAGGTACTGTGATGATGTAAGTGGAGCAATGCGCTCTCTTACTGTTAATGCCGCTGCAACTGTTGGGCGAGCCGCTTCTACTGCCGCTGCTTCAACTGCTGGAGCTTCTACCTGTGTGGTATCTTCCACGACTGGCTCGCTTTCTGTTGGTTGGATTTCTTCAGCGTCGGTCTTTTCCTCGGCTGCGATCTCTAATACTTGAGCAGACTTAAATGCTGGCTCGGTTACTAGAGAAACTTCTTTTAGTTTTGCAGATGACACTACGATGTGGCCATCGCGTGAAGGCTTTGATGCGATAACCTCTGCGCCTACAGAAAGTCCAGATACGAGACCTTCTTGCGCTTGGATGAGTGCATCGTTGCCGCCTGTAGAACGTGAGAGCTTGAATGTGGCATAAATTCCGTCTGCGCGTGTCTCAGCTGAGATCATGCGACCGACAGGCTTTTTAATGTCATGTTGAGATAACAACCGGATCTTAGAAACATCTTCGATGTTGATTGCGCCAGCCTCAAAGACTACGCCGCCCATGTTGGTGTTACCGATCTCGCCTGTTCCCATTGGCACGATCTTGCCTGAGATTTCGCGGCGATCTTCGTTGCATTCGATAGACGATGCTTCGATGATTAGAGTCTCCATTAGAGTCCCTCGCTTCCGTTTGGTGTTAGGTCTGTCATGGCCATTGCTTGCTCTGTGGTGATAAGGCCAAGGCTAAGTAATTTCTCTAGTACCTGAATCTCGACTAGAGGATCTTGCTTCAAAAATGTATCGCTTACGCAGAATTTGACTTCATGGCCAGATGTAGAGATGTCATCCATTGAAAGACGAGATTGGATTGCCTGAATGTACGGCTCGATGGATAGGGCGTAAAATTGCTTACGCTCGTCTTGAACGTTGGCATAAGTCATCGTCGTATTCTGATCGGCTGAAAGATAATATGCTGGCACGTTCATAGTACGAGCAATTTGGGTGCTGAGATTCTGAATGGCCTCGTTATACATCATGTCTTTTGGTGTAAATGAGACTGGATTATAATCAAGCGTCGAAGTCAGGTAAGCCGTAGAATTACTTTGACGGGCGCGCTTCCATGCAGAGATTAAACCTTGAACCTCGGCCGGTGGCAGATCAGCGCCAGAGTTTTTCAAGAAACCTGTAGGTTGAGGATTGGCTGAGTTAGTTGCAGCTGCGCGCTCTACATCAATGGCTGCCTGAATTGTGCGGCTGCCGCGATCGAGGACTCCCTCATCGAAACCCTGAATGGTAACGATGTCATTCATGTCGATTGGCTTCATGTCAACGTAATACTGAGTGACCATGATGCCTTCAAGATCGGTAGTGAAAGTAACGCGAGAATTAGCAACCCACTCAAAAGATGCTGGACGGCCATCCTCGGAATAGCGCTCGGTGACGAGAAGATAAGCAACGCCATAAAATAGAAGGCTATCAACGCACCAAGTAAGCGTTACGAAACTTGGCTGATTCTTTGAGAGCTGCTTAATCCATCGAGGCGGAGCAATAACTTCACCAGTCGATGTTTTGTAATACTCAAGTGGAATCGATGCGACTGTGCCACAAATGAGGTTACGGGCTCTGGCCACGCTAGGCACCGACATTGCATCATGACGCGAGACACGAGCGAAGATCGCATTGTAAAGAGAGGGCATATTCTCGCCCATGACCTGTGGCGCGTATTGCGCTTCGATTACTTGCGGCTTACGCGAGAAGATACCCATAGAGGGCAATTATACACTACTCGGTATAAATAGCCGGTATTTGTTGAGGTTTCATCAACATGCTTACGACCATGGCTAAACCAATCGGAGCAGATATATCGCCAGCGCTTTTACGTTTAACAATTCGCCATGATGAATCATTGACTTTAGCCGCGCAGTTATTCATTTGTTGAATTAACTCAGCTTGGCCATTGTGGACTACTCGATGATTGACAAGGCCATCCAGTAAGTCAGAGCAGGCTTGGTAAAACTGTTGGCCAGATACGTCTTTAGTTATCTGACCTGCGTTGGCCAATCTTTCAGCGATTGATTGAGTCGCGTACTTATCAAAACAAATCATCTTTGGTCGATATTGATCAGCCCATCCTTTGATCTCAGCTGCGATCTTGAGATCGTCTACCGAGACTTGACTTTCCCACGTCCGTAGGATTCCCACTCCGATTCGTCCGTCACCCATAATTTGACCAGCAACGAGGCTCGCATTGCGGCGAGATGGAGATACATCGAAACCAAAAACTGTGTAGCCACCAGGTGGAATCTGGAGTGTGGCGTCGGATGTTTCCTCAAGTACGCCGTGAGGCCATGGACTCTGGAGAGAATCAATCCATTGACATAAAAGCTCAGTTCTAGTGTCTTCAATTTTATTCGTTGCCACAGCTTCTTCAAGGGTCTCCTCTGTAATGGTATAGCCGAGAGCTGGATTGGCCAGCGCCCAAGCATTGCGGTCTGTGATCTTGCAGTATTGCGGTGCTGAGTATTCGTAAAGTGCAAAAGACTTAGGTGGGTTTGATAGAGCTCTTTCTCTTAATGTGTTAAGTGTTTCAGAGAAGGCGTCCCCGGCATTAGATGTCAAAAATGTCTGCGAATTGGCACGGGCTCGAGTGGTCGGTATTGCAGCTGTGTAACCCTCTTTACTGATCTCTCGGACTTCATCGATCCAGAGAAAATCTGCCGTGCGACCACGAGATGAGTCTCGGGTATCTGAAACTAGATCGAGAGTCGCGCCATTGAGTAGTTCAATGCGCTCTCCGCCGTTGGCGTAGCGGATCGCCTTAGTGCCAGCCTTGAGATGGGGTGCATTCTCAATAATCCAAGCGATCTCACGAAAGGTCATAAGAGCTGTGGCTCGATTAGATGACATGATCAAGTGCTTCATCTCGCCACCATAAAACAAGCCCCATATGACGCGCATGCGACCTAAATGGGACTTACCATTCTGGCGTGCTACCAAAAGCAGTGATGTCTTGCGAATGTAATTTCCCTTGGCGTCAATCCGCATCATGTCATCGAGAACCCACTTTTGCCACGGCAATAATGGCATTCCAAGATCATCTGCGAGCTTGGCAATTTCATCGGCTCTAGTTTTGCCCTTGAGAAGTGGACTGTGAAGCCTTGGTTTAATTGCCCCTCGCAGCGGCTGTTTACGAGCTGCCATTACTCAGGACTGTCTGTGACTGGTCGTGCTGTAAAGGGACTGTCTGGCATTGACTTGGACTGCATCGGGTATATATTGCCAGAAAAGACAGGGGGGGTGAACGTGCGTGCTAA